AAATGAGAAATTAATTTATGATAATGAAATAATATTAATTGAGATAGATCCAAAATATTATCGTCCAACTGAAGTAGAACTCCTTGTGGGGGATTATTATAAAGCAAAAACAGAATTAGGATGGACTCCTACAACTACTTTTCACGAATTAGTAAGAAAGATGATGGTTTGGGATATGGAAAACGTATTAAGATAAAACCATGGAAATACTAGCACCAATATCTTTAGGAGAACTTTATGACAAAATTTCCATATTGGAGATAAAAATGTCTATTATCAAAGATGAAGAAAAATTTCAGAATGTAAAAAAAGAATATCTTTTATTAGTAAATATTTCTGCAAAATACTTAATTGACTCAAATTTATACACAGAATTAAAAGATAAAAACAATGATCTTTGGATAGTTGAAGACAAACTTCGAATAAAAGAAAAAAATCAAGAATTTGATGATGAATTCATCCAATTAGCTAGATCTGTATATCATTTAAATGACAAACGTTCTGAAATTAAAAAACAAATTAATCTTAAATTCGGATCTGATATTGTTGAGGAAAAATCTTATGAAAAATACTAAGATGAATATCATTATTCCGATGGCAGGAAGAGGAATTCGAACTCAGGATTTATCTCAATTGCCAAAACCTCTTATTGAAATTAACGGAAAGACTATGATTGAATGGTCTGTAAGTACTTTAAATATTCCTGGACAATATATTTTTATCACAAGAAAATATGAAAATAAAAAATGGAATGAGAAATTAAATAACATTTTAAATTCCATTACTAAAAATCCTTTTATTTTTCAAATTGATTATGTGACAGAAGGCCCTGCTTGCTCTGCTTTAATAGCCAAAATAGTTATTAATAATGATAACCCCTTAATAATAACAAATTCGGATCAAATTTTAAAATGGGATTCTTCTAAATTTTTGAATGCATTGTCTGAAGATGATTTTGATGGGTTAGTAACTACATGGGATAAAATAGCCACTACAGAAAGTTTCATAGAACTTAATGAGGATGGCTATGGTATAAGATTAAAGGAAAAAGAAATTATAAGTAATTATCCTCTAAATGGAATTCATTTTTGGAAAAAAGGAAAATATTTTGTAGAGTCTGCTGAAGAGATGATACATCAAAATCGTAGAAGCTCAAATGGCGAATTCTATATTTCGGAATCTTATAATGTTCTTATTGAGAACGGATATAAAATTAAAACATATTCAATGGGTAAGGGAGAACATATACCCATAGGAATTACATCCGATATTAAAAAATATTTAAGCGAAAATGAAAATACTTAAAATAGAAGATATGAAAGGCGGATGGTTTGTAGGAAATTTTGAACCAACCGCATTCAAAACCGACAAATTTGAAGTAGGTTATCACTTTTATAAAAAAGGACAGGAATGGGATTCTCATTATCATAAATTAACGACGGAAGTAAATTATATAATTCGCGGGGAAATGAAAATACACGGGGAGCTTTTAAAACAGGGGGATATTTTCATCATTTATCCTAATGAAGTTGTAGATCCGGAATATTTAACTGATTGTGAACTTATCATAACTCGGGACGGATCTTATCCAGGGGATAAATATATTATAAATTATTAATTATGATCGAATCAATATTTGTAAATGAAATTGATCAGCAAAAATATATTATTGTTGATTATTATGTAGAAAGTAAAACTACTGTTAAAGATGCTGCTTATAATATTGCCGTTGGGCAAAGTATTGGAAATCCATCTGTTAGAAGTGTATGGGAAACACAGGAATTAATTGATAATCATTGTAATGTTATTGAAAATACAATTGATTTAGAACATAAATCTGGAAGAGTTAAAATAGGATTTCCAAAAATAAATATTGATATTAAAACCGATGGAATTTCCCACCTTTTAGTAATGATAATGGGAGGTCAATTAGATATTGATTCTATTTTATCATGCCAAATTAATTCAATTTCATTTCCTGATGATATTAAGGAGCAATTCTTAGGCCCCAAATATGGCATTAAAGGAATAAGAGAATATACAAAATGTTTTGATAAACCTTTACTCGGGGGAATTGTTAAACCAAAAACTGGAATATCAAAAGAAGTCCTTTTAGATATTGTAAAAGCTTTAGTTGATGGGGGTGTAAATTTCATTAAAGAAGATGAAATACTATCCAGCCCATCTTTTTGTACAATTGAAGAACGAGTTCCGTTAATAATGGAATATTTGAAAAATAAGAATGTTATTTATGCTGTTTCCATACATTCGGATTTTCCTTATCTGACTGAAAGAGTTAAAAAAGTCTATGAACTTGGTGGAAATTCTGTTCATATTAATTTTTGGTGTGGGTTAGGAGCTTATAAAACTGTTCGAGAATTGGATCTTCCATTATTTTTATTCTTCCAAAAAAGCGGGGATAAGATTTTAACAAATAAAAGTCATGTATTCAATATTGATTGGGCAGTTATTTGTCAGCTTGCCGGAATGATGGGGGTAGATTTTATACATGCTGGAATGTGGGGAGGATATTCTGATTATGAAGAAGCAGAATTGCATAATATTCTTGAAACCCTTCATACTTATGAAGTTATGCCTTCCCTAAGTTGTGGAATGCATCCAGGGTTAGTTGATGCTATAAATAATAGATTTGGTGTAGATTATATGGCTAATTGCGGAGGAGCAATTCATGGTCATCCTGGAGGAACCCTATCGGGTGTAAAAGCTATGAGACAAGCCATAGATGGAGATTTTAAAAAAGAATATTTTCAAGCAATTGATAAATGGGGTAAAATTAACTAAAATGATACTGTTGCAACAAGATGAAAGTAGCTATTTGCTTATCGGGGCATCTTCGGGGATTTCAATTTAAAAATATACTCAATAGTATAAGCGGAGTAGATTATGGGGTTTTTATTTCAACCTGGGATGTGATCGGATTATCTTTAGGTATTTATAATAACTATAGTCAGGAAAAAATAGATGTAAAAAATTTAATTTCGGATATTAAAAATTTAAAATATTTCGAAATAGAAGAATATAAAGAAATTGACCAGGACCTTTTGAAATTAAGTTATAGGTATAAAAATATTCCTGCTGATTTATCTCAGCCCCTAGCATACGATAGTAATAGAGAAGATCTAAGAAAATATGCTATAAATTCTATGTTTAGAAAACTTTGGCTTTCTGTAAAGGAAGTTACTGAGGACTATGATATAATTATAAGAACTCGTCCTGATTGCACGTGGAATATTAACAGAATCTTATCCCAATTATCTTCAATAAATAACATTATCGTTCCCAGTAATTATTCTTTTGGCGGTGAATCAACACCCGGGGGAGGACGAATATGTGATAGTTTAGCAATAGGGCCTTATCCAAGTATGAAAATATATGCAAATATATTTAATTGGCTTAATGAAGAAGAAACCAATTCATTTTTACAAAAAAATGATATTTGGTATTGCCCGCATTCTTTGTTAAGACAATATTTAATATTAAACAAAATTCCATATTCCTTAGAGAATTTAGAATATGCAATTTTATCTGAAACTGGAGAAAAAAGACATCAATAAATTTTAAAAAATGAAAACAGCTCTTTGTTTTTTTGGTCAACCCAGAGATGTTATTGGATGTTATAATAATATCGTAAAAAATATTATTATGCCAAATTCAATAGAAGATATATTTATTCATGTTTGGTGGAGACCAGAATTTGAAATGATCGGGTATTCAGTTAACACCGATAATAGTGGTAGAAGATCCTACATGACTAGGTCTTTTCTAAATTTTATTAATGATAATTACAAACCCAAAAAAATACTTATTGGAAATGATCTAGAAGTTAAATTTCATTCTTCAAATGATATATCAAAGGATTGTAATATTTCGGCTTCATTAGATAGATTATTTCCTATGTTTTATTCAAGACAAACTTCTTGCTATCTTAAGAATGAATATAAAAAAGAAACAGGAATTAATTATGATGCAGTTATAATTATTAGGTTTGATGATTATATTAAGCGGGAAATCAAACTAGAAAATTTTGATTTAAGTGTAATAAATGTTCCTGTTTTGTGGAGTAGAAACTTGGTAGATATAAATTATGTAAGCGATATAATAACTTTTGGAAATGAAAAAAATATAGATATTTATTGCGATATTTATAGCAATATTCCTAAAATTTCTTTTCAAATAACAGATAGATTTATATCCGAGAGAATTATAGGAGAATGGTTTAAAATGAATAAAATAAATTTTCTGGAATCTATCAAATATCCCGAGGATATTGTGATGTATAGGGATAAATAATATAAAAAAATTAGATAGATATGAAAAAATTAGATTTTATAGAGATTGGAACTTCTGATTTCCAAACACTGACACAATCTTGTAGTCCAAATGAAATGGGGATAGCAATAGAGCCTATTAAATATTATCTAGATAGATTACCAAATAAACCTAATGTTATAAAAATAAATGCTGCTATAGTAGGAGACGAAAATTTAAAAGAAGTAGATGTTTACTATGTAAGCGATGAAAATCAAGCTAAACATAATTTGGGAAATTGGTTAAGGGGATGTAATCGAGTTGGCGAACCTCATGATCTGCATCTTCAGTATTGCCATCCTTCAATTTTTCATAGTTATCCAGCTCATAGCATAATTCCTGCTGAACATTCCCCTCGAAATTTAGTAAAAGAAGGTTTAGTAGATATAATTAAAGCTCCTTGCTATACTTTTAGATATTTAGTTGAAACTTATGGCTTTGATTATGTCGAATTTATTAAAACTGATACAGAAGGAATGGATAGTATTATTATAAATAATATTTTAGATTATTATGAAATTTCTAAAATGGAATTACCTAAAAAAATTGTCTTCGAATCAAATGCTCATACTAGAAAACAGGATACAGATAACTTAGCAGATCGATTGAGGAAATTAGGATATAATGTTAATGTAACATATACCGACGATACAACTGCTATCAGATGAAATTAATATCGCATCGCGGAAATATTGATGGAAGAAATGAAAGATACGAAAATACAATTTCTTACATTCTGTCGGCATTAAAAGAGTATGATGTTGAAATAGACGTATGGCTTATTGACAGAGTGTTTTTCTTAGGACATGATAAACCAACAGAGAAAATAGATATTGATTTTTTATATAGTCATTCAAATTTATGGATACATTGTAAAAATATCGAAGCATTACATAAGTTACATAAGGATTGCCATTGTTTTTTTCATGACAAAGACGATGTAGTTCTAACGAGTAAAAATATAATATGGACGCATTTTGAAACGCCTGTATTACCAAACTCTGTATGTGTTTTACCAGAATTAAATAACTATGATAAAAACCTACTAAAACAGTGTTATGGTATTTGTTCTGATTTTATTATTAATTATAAAGATATGTAGTATGAAAATAGCATTATGCTTACACGGGCAACCCAGAAATTATGAAGCAGGGTTTCAGTATATCAATAATCACATTATAAAAAAATATGATACCGATGTATTTATACATACGTGGTGGGATGATTCTTTAATAGGACAAAATTATAACGTGAATAAACAGACAGTTGGTAATACATATAAGATTGAAGAAAATTTAAATCAAAAATTGACTTCATTATACAATCCAAAGGAAATTATTTTAGAAACACCTATAGTTTTTAAGCCCTCAAAAATATATCCTGTAAGTGACCCTAATCATCACGATAGTATATATGATGCGTTACTATCTAGATCATATTCCATGTATAAAAGTGTAAATTTACGAAATAAATATTTAGATTTATATGATTTTACAATAATAGTTCGTTTTGATTTACGTATAAATCAATTTCCTAATTTACATAATTTACAAAAAGATAATATATATGTCTCGGACGGCCATCCTGGCCGTCCATATATTTTTTATGATTTTGTGTTTATCACAGGTAATCATTACAAGTATATAGGGGATATGTATAACCATGTGCTTGAAACTTTTGAAAGACAGCAAACGTTAACAGAAGAAAATAAAAGAGAATTACATTATGAGCCCGAGATGATAAATTCCGCGTGGAAAGGATTTGATTTTCATCATATTTTAGCTTACTATTTATTGTTTGGCGGGTTAATTAATAAAACACATAAATTAAATGATTTAAATACCTTCTTTATACGTTAATAATGAAAAAAATAATTAGTTTTTCTGTATGGGGCTCTAACCCTAAATATGCTGAAGCAGCATATCAAAATTTACTTTTGCAACCTAAGATTTATCCCGGTTGGATATGTCGCTTTTATATGGACGAGACGGTCCCTAGCAGCTTGCGTACTAAGCTAGAAGAGGGAGGGGCAGAGATTGTTATGATGCCTAAATCCGATGGTAATTACGGCCTCTTTTGGCGTTTTGAACCGCTCAAGGACACTACAATTGAAAGATTTATCGTTAGGGATTCTGACTCTCGATTAAATATCAGAGAAGCTGCTGCGGTTAAAGAATGGGAAGAATCAGGTAAAGAATTTCATATTATGAGGGATCATCCTCAGCATGGAGCTAAGATTTGCGGGGGTATGTGGGGAGCAACCTCCGAATTTATAAATAAAATAGAAAAAAATTATGATTCTCTGTTAAATAATTTTTTATCTACTTTAACTTTCAACAAGATATTTACACAAAGAGGAAAATATTTTAATTGCGATCAGCCTTTTCTCTGGTCTGTTGTCTGGCCTAGAATAATGAATTCTCATATTGCACATATAAAAGATCTTCCTAATTTAAGATTTATAGGAAACGAGCGTTTATTCCCTATCGAAAACCCCGACGGCATGTTTGTTGGGGAACCAATAGAGTAATATAAAACTTTATTTTTATTTTCTCTATAATGTCATATATTGAGACGTTATGGGAATAATTTATTGTGCTGAAAATTTAGCAAATGGCAAAAAATACATTGGAAAAACTTTAGAGTCCTTAGAAAAAAGAAAAGGCCGTCATTTTCAAAATGCTTTTAGATATAATCGTCAAGGAAGATTTTATGATGCTTTGAGGAAATATGGATGGGATTCTTTTTTCTGGATAATAATTGAAGAGAATATCATAGACGAAAATTTAGATTCCAGGGAAATATTTTTCATTCATAAATTTGGAACCTTCGGAAAGGGATATAATATGACCGAAGGAGGAAGTGTTCTCCAGGGATATAAGCATAGTCAGAAAACGAAGGATAAAATAAGTTGTTCCAATCGCGGGATTTCCAATAAGGAAAGATTTATTAAAATATTGGGTGCAAAGGAAGGATCCGAAAAGTATAATAATTATATTGAATCTATAAAAAATAAAAACGGAAAAGGAAAAGCCCGATTACAACTTTTCATCGAAAGAAATGGGGAACAATTAGGGAGAGAGCTCTATGAGAAATTTATTTTATCAATAAAAGAAGCTCGAAAAAGAAAAGGATCAACTAATACTATAAAAGATTATATTGAAAGATATGGGGAAGAAGAGGGAAATATAAAATATTTAGAATTCTGCAATAAATTAAGAAACAAAAAAAGGAGGAAATAAATTCCTCCTTTTTCTTTATAACCGATTAGTTATTAAATAACCTGACCTGCATTAGTTTTGAATACAAGCGTTAAATATTGTGTCTCGGGGTGCCATCCAGCATCTACAAGAGCGTATCTTGTTTTGATGATTACCTTAGGAGCACCGGTACCTTCGGTGATGAGCTTAACGGATTCAGCCATGAGATATGGGCAGAATACTACGCCTGGTTCATCAGAAGCACCTTTACGTCCTACAAGTACTCTGGTGTCATCATAGATCATGTTAGGATCTACGTAGAGAGTCATACCAGCGATTGTACCGAGTGGGTAAAGTGAACCGTTGTTCTGGTTGAAGGTGTTAGCGATTGGGCTGAAGCTGTACTGAGCGTTTGTCTGTAGAGCGGTAGCCATTTTGAGGTTAGTAACGATGAAGTTAGCAGGACCTCTTCTACCTCTCTGCATGATAACGTTACCAGCAGCGAGAATGTTAGCCATTACTCTCTTGATCATGGTGTCCTGGTTTTCGAAAGTAGCTCCAACGACTGAAGCGTAAGATGCGAAACCTGGGATAGTCATAGATTCATTGGTGAAACCTGTAGATTCGCCATTAGGATAAGCATAAGCAGTTGATGCAAGTGAACCTGTAGAAGTACAGTTCAAGTTAAGGTTAATACCTTCTACTGCAGCAGCTCTGATGTGGTTTTTCCATCCGAGACCGAAGAGTCTTGAAAGGATGTGCTTGTTAATGCTCTGGCTGATTTCGTTGATACCAGCGTTTTCTACCATTGCTATAACATCGATACCCCACTGTTTGTTAAGGTCCTGGATCTGTTCCTGGGTAACGCTAACGCTAACCTGGTAAGTTCCAACCTGAACGAATTTGGTGAAGAGCTGTAGACCAAGTGCTCTTGGGTACTGCATTTCTCCAACGCCTCTTTCCATTGGTTCATAAAGGGTAGTTCCACTTACGAAAGTAGCTTCCCAGTTGTCATTGTCAGTCTGACCAGCGCCTGCGAATCCCTGAAGGTGATCTTCAAGAGTTGAAACAAGTGAAGGATAAGTCTTAACAACACCAGTTACTGAAGAATCAGCGATAATAGCTGTTGAGCCATCAAATACGCCTGCAAGGTTAGTAGCTCCGGTGAAAGTTCCGGTTTTGAAAATTGCGAAACCGTCAATTCTGGATTTTCCAACATAAGTAGCAGTAAGCTGAGTATTAGCATCTTCATTTTCAAATTTAACAACGTCACCAACTGCGGTTGCTGCAATAACTGCAGAAGCGTCAGCAGAGGTTAGCTGAAGTTTGAATGAATTAGGAGCTTCATACTTAGTGTAAGCAGCGGATCCCTGGAAATTAGCTGGGTTAGCAGTTCCCTGATTGTAAGCAGGAGGAGCACCATAAGGCTGTTTTCCACCAGCATAAACATAGTCAAGATAAGAAACCACGCCGGTTGGACCTGGCATAGGAACTACGTTAACGATGTCGAAACCAACGGTTCTTGCAGCAACCTGAAGTGCCATTGGAAGAAGAGCAGGCCATTTGTCGCCTGAACCTTTAGTACCTGCCTGATAGAACTGGTTACCAGTTGTTGCAGCTTGCTGAGCTGGAACTGCTGTACCTACTCCAGGAACGTTATAAAGGGTAGCATAAGGAGCAGAAACTCCTCCCATTTCAGCCTCGTTTAGGGCGTGAAAATGAGCGTATTTAGAAATCCAATTCAATCTTGACTCGTCTTTGAGACCAGTAGTCTTCTGAATCATCGGACTCCATTTTTCTACGATTTGTTGTTCATTAAGTTGTTTCATTTTGAAAACTTATTTTTAAATTTATTTGATTTATTTATTTTTTAACGTTTTTCTGAAAACCCAACATAGCGTCAAGATTTTATCAAAAATTATCTGCTATATCTCTTCATCATTTCCCCTACCGAAGCAATAAATGGATCAATATCGGGTTCTTTTTCATCCTTAGCACCAGTAGGTGTAAAGATTTCATTTAGAGATACGACTGGTTTCTGAGCTATCTTTGAGGTTTCCCAGAAGTTGTTGATCTGGTACTGAGTTTCAAGTGCATAGAACTCGGAACGTGCTTTAATGCTTTCTTTAAGTACTTCAGGAGCTTTATCATAAGCTTCTTTGTACTGTTTTGGAGCAAGTTTGAGCCATAGTGGTTCCCCAACTACAACTGGTTTTAGTGCACTTTCCCAAAGTCCTTTAATTACTTTAGAATCAGTGGTCGGATGTTTTGCTACTTCTGCGGCTACCTTGTTTTTGTCGGATTCTGATAATGCAGCAAATTCCTTTCTATCACTTTCACTCAAAAGAGAGATGAAAGGGTGTTGAGCTCTTGTATCTTCAACTAATTTCTTTTCTTTTTCGATATTAGTGATGATAGTGCTGAGTTTCTCATCAAGTTTGGAAGCTCTTGTTTTGATTTCAGGTTTTGGAAGAGGTTTTTCTTCTGATTCCTTGAGCTTACCTTCTGGTTTGGTATCAAGTTTCATTTTCTGATCCTTTGATTTAGGACCATCACCAGTAATTTTTACAGCTGGTTTAGCTTGTCCTTTAACTACGTCAAGAACGAGGATACCTTTAACTTTAGTTCCGGTTGAAACTTTTCCTGGTTCATCTTTGCTATCTTCGATAGTTTTGAGTCCTTTAGGTTTAGCTTCTTTATTAACTTTTGCAGTTTTTAATTTAGCTACGATGGTTTTTCCATCAAAGTGAACTGCAGTGTCTTTACCGGCTTCAGTATCAACTTTTTCATTACCTGTTTTGTTAACGTCGGTAATAACTCCTAGGCCTTTAACGCCCTTAATTCCTGTAATCATAGTTTCTGATAAAGGTTTAGCTGTGATCCCATGAGTTGAAAGGGTCTCATCGAGTTTTTTCTTCAATTCTGGATCTTGTTTTGATTCAGAAACTAATTCTATGTATTGAATAAGTTTCTTTGCGTCTTCTTTACTCATTGCTCTTCCGAACATATCTTCAGACCAATTAGCCATTTCATTGACGTTCTTAGCAATAGAGGAGGTCCAATCATGGATTCCATTAATCGCTCTGGCTTTTTCACCACCCCATTCATGGAGTGCATTAACGGCTCTTGAAATTTGACCGTTCCATTCGTTGATACCATTAAGCATTTCAGCATTATGGTCAACTGTTTCAGCAATTGCATTAGTAACTTTTGCATTGTTGCCAACCCAATCTTGGGTAGCGTTAAGAGTTTTAGCATTGTGATCCACTGTTTCAACGATACGTTTCGTTAGTGAATAATGCTGGTTATTCTTTTCTGCTAGACTGTCGGCATAAGAGGCAACTTTGTTAAGGGCCTTCGCAATATCACCTTGCCAATCAAGGGATTTTTCCTGAATAGCCTTAAGGTTCTTAACATATCTCTTAAGTACCTCTATTTCTTCATTAATCGCCCCTTGTTTTTCTATGGCATCTAATCTTTCGGTAATCTTGCTTAGCTCTTTCTTGAAAAATACTGTCCACTGCTGAATAGCTTCTTCGTTTACATTTTGATTTTCCATTTTATTAGATTCGCTTTTATTTTTTGCATTTGGATTTTGAAGAGCTAGCGCTTCTTCACGTAGTTTAACTGATGGAAATTTGTCAGTCAAATCTACAATAGTAATGTTCTCATTGACAATACCAAATTCGTTAGAGATGTTGTCAGTTGTAGCTCTACTATAAGATTCATTTAGCATGCTAATCTGAGCCTTAATTCTAGCTCTGGCTCCTTCATTCACCGTTGTTAACTGAGCAGCTTCAAACCCTGGCTTAGCAACTAAGTCATAAGTATAAATCTGTTGAATTGAAACGGTTTTGTCTTCATTAACTGTACCAGCGGCACGTGAAGAAATTGAAAGGGGAACGCCAGCTTCGAGGAGGGATTTTGCGATTTGGCCTTTTGGGGTATTAAGAATTTCGATTCTTCCTTTTACCTGTCTTGAGGCTTGATCGTACCAAAGCTCGGAAATTCTATGGGAAACACTTCCAAGGGCAACTTCAAATCTTTCAGGATGGTCTAGCTCACCTAAAAGGTTACCATTAGAAATATCTTTCTTTAGATATTCCAAGTGAGGTAAGTATTCCTTTTCCTCGTAAATACGTCCATTTCTGTTCTCTATTCCGAATTCAGCAAAGACACCTTCAAGAGTAACTTTTCCTTCTTTGTTAATCTTTTGGAGGTTTTGGCTCGATCTTTCAAGGATCAATACGTTTCTTTGATTCATTAGAATACTATTTTTTTAATATATTTTTACTATATATTTTAACGAAATTTTTATCCAACTCAGGGCATAGCGCAGGACCCGTTAATTTTTTTACAAATTTTTAGGGAATGATGTTAATAACCGCATATAAATAAACCATTTGAAGAAGTTTGGGATGTTAATTCCATGTTAAAGAAAATCCTACCTTATTTAGCTTTTAAAAAGATATATAGAATAAATTCTATACTTATGATAATTTATAAAACAACCAATCTTGTAAATGGTAAAATCTATATTGGAAAGGATAGTAAAAATAACCCCAATTATTTTGGTTCGGGGTTACTACTGAGACAAGCCATAAAAAAATACGGAAAGAAAAACTTCAAAAAAGAAATCATCGATTTTAGTGAATCCACTCAAAAATTAAACGAAAAAGAAATTTATTGGATAGCTTTTTATAATTCCACAAATAAAGAAATAGGATATAATTTAACCCCGGGCGGATTCGGCGGGGATACGACAACATTTAATCCAAATAGAGAAAAAATTATTAAGAATAGAACTACTATTTTGAGAAATACTGTTTACAAAACTCCAGAATTTAGTAATGCAATAAGAAATAATAAATCCGGAAAATATACAGTAAGCGAAAAATGCCACCAATCAAAAAAAGAATCCCATAGAAAAAATTTATCTTTATCGATTCGAGAATATTGGAAAGACAACAGAGAAGAAATGTTAAAAAATGTTCAAAGAGGGGGAATTACTAAAAGAAAATATGAAAGAATTGAGAAAAAATGTGTATATTGCGATAATATTTTTATAACTATAAAACACCCAACAAAGGAGCATTTATATTGTAGTAAAAAATGCAGTGTTATTCACCATCATATATTAAAGGGGCATAAGTTAAAAACATAAAAGATGATGACCTTTCTCCCGTATCCGGATTTCCGAAAAAGTGCTCAGACACTAGATAAGAGACGTTGTTTTGCTCAAGTAAGAGAAGCAAAACAAATTCTTAATGTTCTTGAGGGAAAATCAAAAGGATACAAAAATCATCCAGCAGTTTTGATGTGGAAAGGATTTGAAAAAGAATTAAAACATTACTATAATATTTTTCTTAATGAATGTTTGGAGATTCATAAGATAAAAACAAATTATTGGTACGAGGATTGTTATTATTCCTATGGAGTAAGAACGGAAGCAGTCATAGTTAATAATAATCATGATGTTATTCATGAACCCCTTAATTATTTTGTAGATAACGAAATCCCTTCCTGGGAACGAAATAAACCTTTTTGGCTTGGGCAGGAACCCTTCCACCGTGCAATGAGAGCACGTCTCATTGAAAAAGATCCTGAATTTTATGGACCTAAATTTTTAGATCGGGATCGCGGATATAATGGTGGAAAATATTGGTGGCCAGTAATGGAAGATCAAACTTTCCGAATTATCTAATTTTTCTTAAAACTTAGATAAATAATCTAAGTATAAAAAATATGAAGGAATTTAAGAAAAAAGTCCTCTTTATAGGGGATGTACACGGTTTGACCGAATGGGATAATATTGCCATGAGCGGTCTAAAA